AATAATAAAATAAATTTAATTTCATTATTTTTTTTTATTTAGCTATATTATAATCATGGGAGGAGGTCTAATGCAGTTGGTTGCCTTAAAAACGCTATAGGGCACAACAGTCAGACGCTATCTTGGCTTCACATACTGCCAAGATAGGTAAACGTTGTAAAGATGTGATAATTTTACACAAGACAACAAATATACTCCCACCTTGTTGTTGTAAAATTAAATATAACTGGCTAGTGAATATTATATTATATTATATTCGCAACATTCTCAAATTGCGGGAAACCCCTTAGAGTCTTAACTACCAAGTCATAGATGTATGGAAAACACTATGATGGACCCGATTAATAGTCGGTAGCATATCACGTGTATGGTAAAAATGTTAAGAATTGGGCAATCCGCAGCGAAGCACCCTCCAATTATTAGGGTGAACGTTCAGAGACTAAATGGGAATGGGGGACTGTATTTGTATATTAAATTGATTTATTTATTTATAAATAGATTGATTTAATTTAATACAAATATGGTCTCTTAAGATATAGTCCAGCCTTTTAGGAAACTTTAAGGACCCACTGATGGCGCACAAGATGTTTATCTTACTTCAAACGCTCAAATCACTTATTGGAAAGTGACATATCGTAGATACACGAACTTTGCGATTGAATCGATTGAACAAACGTTCAACGGTCAAGCCGACTTTGGTCGTCGTGTCCAATGCACCATTTCCAGAAATGGTGATCTTGCTTATCGCACTTACTTACAAGTAACCCTTCCTGAAATCAATCAGTTGATGGGTCTTGGAAACTACTCTACTGGTCAGAACACTGGCGTGTATGCCCGTTGGTTAGATTTCCCTGGCGAACAATTGATTGCTCAAGTAGAAGTGGAAATCGGAGGTCAACGCATTGACCGTCAATATGGTGATTGGATGCACATCTGGAACCAATTGACCATGACTGCCGAACAACAACGTGCTTACTTCAAGATGATCGGAAACACGACCCAGCTCACCTTTATCACAGATCCTTCCTTCTCCGATGTGGAGTCTCCTTGTGATTCCTTGGCTCCTCGTCAAGTGTGCGCTCCTCGCAATGCCCTTCCTGAAACTACCTTGTATATTCCTCTTCAATTCTGGTTTTGCACCAATCCTGGTCTTGCATTACCGCTCATCGCCTTGAATACTGTAGGGCAGAAAAGCACCCATCCTTTAGCCAAATTGGACAGCTTTAGGGAAAATATGTTTGAGGTCCATTCTAATAAAACTCAGGTGCTAGTGAGTTGTTTTTAAATAAACAATTTGCAACAATTCCAAATTGCGGGAAGTTCCTAAAGATGTTAAAATAAAAAATACTATATTTAAACGACAAACAATATAAAAACATTGCAATGATAGTAGTTTTTTAGGGTACCAAACTTTACGCGAAAGCATAAAGTGGCTGAGAATAAAGACCTCAGGTATGGTAATAAGCCCACATATGAAATGTATTAATTCAAATACATTAGAAATGGATAATCCGCAGCCAAGTTCCTAACTCCGTCATGATGAGGATATGGAAAAGGTTCAACGACTAAATGGTTTTGGGTCTTATATGACGGTTTCATCCACCCGATAAGGCATAAGATATAGTCTATTCCCTATAAATATTAAATACACCGAAAGGTGGGGTATTATCGTGATGTACAGTATCACGAAGTTAAAATTAACTTGGATATTCGCCCGATTGACGAGTGTCTGTGGGCAGTTACCACTCTCAACTGCAACACCAACCCCTACTCCCCCGATAATCAATATGCAGTCGGTCGCCCCGTTCCTGCCACGATTGCCTATAACCAATCGTTGGTTGCCGCGTCCTTATACGTCGACTATGTGTTTTTAGACACGGACGAGCGCCGCAGAATGGCCCAAAACCCCCACGAATACTTGATTACTCAACTCCAATTCCAAGGTGATGAGTCGGTCGGTTCTTCGTCCAACAAAATCAAGCTCAACTTCAACCACCCAGTGAAGGAGCTCATTTGGGTTGTCCAACCTGACCAAAACGTCGATTATTGCTCGTCCCTCACGTGCGATGCTCTTTTGTTCAAGGTGCTTGGCGCTCAACCCTTTAACTACACGGATGCAATTGATGCATTACCGAATGCGATTCACGCGTTTGGTGGACCTGCGTCTATTGCGGCAGATTCTCGTGCTTACATTGATGCTCGTGGCTTGTTCCAAGACGCGGGTGCGTTGGATTACCAACCTGGAGCAGAGTTCCATAACTTTACTGGATACTGGAATGGTCCTACTAACCCCTACAACGAAGCGAACTTGGGTGGATATGGTATTCCTGATTCCGAAGGAGACATTTACGGTGCGAACCATCTTACCAATGCGGGAGTTTCTGACGCGGGAACCTTTGTTCTGTCTGAGACTTCTTTGGACATGCATTGTTGGGGTCTTAACCCCGTGGTTACTGCCAAGCTCCAGCTCAATGGACAAGACCGTTTCTCGGAACGTGAAGGATCTTACTTTTCGTGGGTCCAACCTTATCAATCACATACCCGTTGCCCTGACGAAGGCATCAACGTGTATAGTTTCGCATTGAGACCCGAGGAACATCAGCCATCCGGAACGTGCAACTTCTCGCGTATTGACAATGCAACTCTCCAGCTTGTTCTTTCCAACGCTACGGTGGAAGGAACCAAGACTGCCAAGGTTCGTGTGTATGCAACCAATTATAACGTGCTAAGAATTATGAGTGGCATGGGCGGCCTTAACCTGCGAATATTAATTCGTCTAATCAGGGCAGAAAAGCAGTATGCTATAGTAAAGCGACCTCTTACTATAGAAAACCATTATGGATGTCGCAAACTGATACCCAGTCCAACTGCTAGTAATAGTTATTTTATGTTATGACTATTGCGACATATCTTGTTGTTCGGGAAACCCCTTAGAGCTTTTTCTACCAAGGATAATTACGAAAGTATTATCTGGTCAAGAGTAATGAACTTGAGTATGGTAATAATGAAAAAGATTGGGCAACCCGCATGCTTACTACCTAAATCCGCTATGATAGGATATGGTAGAGCGTCAGAGACTGAACGGATATGGGTCAACAAGGAAGGTCTAATCAACCCGAGTTGGCTTAAGATACAGTCCTCCCCAATTGGAAACTTTTGGGAAACAGAGTGCTTATTCCAATTAAGCGCATGGTTACATGTATTGTGTATTTGTATTTGTATTTGTTATTAATTTTTTATAAAAAAATAAAAAAATGAGAAATTTTTATTTTTAAATGCATTATAATAGGAAATATGAATTATGAAGAATTAAAGGTATATATTGAAAACAATTATAATATCTTAAAATATGATAAAGGTCATTTAAAAACCAAAGGTATTCATGCAAATAAACTCAAAAATCCAGTTTGGCATGTTCAAGACAAAAACAATAACGAACATATAATATTCATGTATTGTGAAAAAAATACATTATGTAAATTATGTCCAATTAGTTTCCAAAAAATAATAGAATATGAAACTCATCATAATATAAAAAATACTTGGTATATGGCTAAAAATGGATATATTGTTGGTAATACTATTTCGATGCACCAAATTATAATGAATTGTTATGGAAATGGCAAAGGTACCAAAATAATTAGTGTGGACCATATAGATCGGGACAAATTAAATAACTGTTATAATAATTTGAGAATTGCCACATTTGAAGAGCAACAAAGTAATTGTAAAGGCATTATTGCTGGAACAAAACGAGAACGAAAACATAATGCAAAACCACTGCCTTGTGGAATAACACAAAATATGCTGAAAAAATATGTTGTTTATTATGAAGATTTTGCAGATAAAGAAAAAAAACAATTAAGACAATATTTTAAAATAGAAAAACATCCTAATTTAAATAAAATTTGGATTGGTTGCAAATCAAAAAAGGTTTCATTAATTGAAAAACTCGAAGAAGCAAATAAAAGGGCAGACGAATTAAATATTGTGTAAATCTTTTAGTTTTGGCATACAATTTTAAAAAAATGATATAAAAATAAAAGTATTTATTTTTATATATTGAATGGATGAATTATGTCCAATTTGCATTGAAAATCCTGCTGAAATCATTACAAATTGTAATCATACATTTTGTATTTGCTGTTTATCTCGTATTACAAAATGTGCGATATGTCGTTCTCCATTACAAAGGGTAAAACTATGTATAGAAATTAAAACATATACTCGTAATCTTGTGGTTTCTACCAGGCTCAATCTCAATAGACAATACCGTTTTTCAGAACGTGCAAGATCTTACTTTTCACAGGTCCAGCCTTATCAATTACATACCCGTTGCCCTGTCGAAGGCATCAACGTGTATAGTTTCGCATTGAGACCCGAGAGACATCAACCATCTAGAACGTGCAACTTTTTGCGTATTGAGAATGCACCTTATTTAACACTATAGCTTGTTCTTTCCAACGCCACCATTTATTGTTAATGAACTAAGTATGATTATTTTGTCCAAGAGACGAATCATTAAAAATAAAAAATGATTCAATAAAAAGGATATAAAAATAATATACATATATAGTAGTACATACCAATGATTATTCCAATCAAATGTTTTACATGTGGCAATGTATTGGCTGATAAATATCGGTTCTATTTAGCAGAAGTGACCAAGAAAAAGTTGGCGAAAAAAATCAGTGTAGAAAATTTGAATAATGTAGTGTATTTAACAAACGAAATTCGCGACAAATCCCCAGAAGGAGAAGTATTAGATGATTTGCAACTGAAAAAAATGTGTTGTCGGAGACACTTTTTAACTCACGTGGACATTGATTAATAAAAAATAAAAAAAACAACAAACAATAATAAACCAAATAAATACTCGATATGCGTTTTTTTTATTCTTTTTTATAATGACACGATTTTTAATTTCTCATTATATTGTATATGGCAAGAAAAAGAACCAAATACAATAAGAAACATACAAAAACAAGAAAACGCACCAAACGAATGTATGCAATGAAAGGATGTTCTCGCAAAGGCGGGGGTGCATATACGGGAAAACCCGAAATAACCCAACCCAATCCCTTTTTAGCATATCAAAGTGGTGGAGACGTGTATCCGAATACAGGCCCTCCTTTTATAAATGGAGCCAACACCATTTATAATAATGCAAGTCCTATGCGTGGTGGTAGTGATAGCAAAAATTACATACCATTAAATACATACCATACGGATGTATCAAGACAAATGAGACTCAATGGAGGCAAAAGACGAAAAAGTAAAAAACAACGTGCGGGTGGATTGTCCAATTTAATGAGCCAAGATTTGGTCAATGTTGGAAGACAAATTCAATTCGGTATGAGCAGTGCGTATAATGGAATCGCGGGATTAACACCTCCAGTAAACCCATTGCCATGGAAAGGACAATTTCCAACAAGCACCCCATTAAATCCAGCACTTATTTGAGAGAAAAAAGAGAACAATAAACATTCTTGTGTATAATATTTTTACAAAAGATTATGTAAATATGCGGCATCGATAAATAATTGTTGGTTGTCTACGACAATATTAAAGGGGTCTACCACACAATTAAGTATAATGAATCTGTATTTTGTTTTGTCGCTAAAATACGTGTCTGGGTCTGGTACACGTTTTTTAATATAATATTTATTATTCTCCGTAATTGTTAAATGGTAATCGGTTTTTTCGCCTAGTTTTGAGTATAATTGAATTGGGTCGCTCATATTGTATTGTGTTTTATTTACACTATATAAAGTATTCATTTTTTATATATAATAAAAAATATAACAAAAAAATAACGTTTATACATTTATTATTTCATTTATTATTTTTTTTATTATATAACCTTAACCTTCTGTAATTAATCGAGGAGCAATATTCATGGTATTTAATTCTTGGAACAATAATTTACACGCATAGGGTATTTCTACATAAGCAAAGTCGGTTCGATTATCACACGTCCTGCACAAATGAATATGCATGGCATTATTAAACGACGCAATCAATCCGCATTTTTTACAAACATGAACCGAATATTTATCAGATGCATCATATAATCTTCCACGTGTAAATCTTGCCGCACCATGGGACACCATACAGTCTCGTTCCATTTCGCCAAATCTCAACCCACCGTCGCGACTTCGCCCTTCTAATGGTTGTCGGGTCAAATTCACCGTAGGTCCATTTGACCTACTATGAGCCTTGTCTTTTACCATATGTTTAAGACGCTGATAAAAGACGGGACCCATAAACACACTACATTCAACTTGTTGTCCTGTTAACCCATCATACAAAAGTTCATTTCCGTACATTTCATAATTGTTTTGCAACAACAAATTACAAATGTCTTTTAATTCCATATTTCCAAACGCAGTTCCGTCTCCAAACAATCCGAGTTCTACTAATACCTTTCCAAGAACCGTTTCTTTTAATTGACCAATTGTCATGCGAGATGGAATTGCATGTGGGTTAATAATAATATCGGGACGAACTCCATTTTGAGTATATGGCATATCACATTCTGGGATAATATTACCAACCGTTCCTTTTTGTCCATGTCGCGATGAATTTCCCAACAATTGTGGTGGTGAATAGTCGGATTCTCGTGAATAATATAGATGGCTTGTTGGCATCTCAATACAATACACTTTGCCATGATAGTCAATCAACTGTTCCGTTTCTGTTTCATCTATTAATTGATTCATTCGATTGTTTCGGGAACGAATTGTTTTTTTATTAATCCATGGCTGATTTTGCAGACTATTTGTAGTAATAATCACTTTTAAATACGTGTCATATGAAGGCCTTTGAATTATTATTCCAGAATAACCACAATGAACCGCAAGACGCGAAATATCATTGGCAAGTATCACGCATTTTGTTTTATACACATGGTATTGTGAGCCTTTATAATGCATGTCAGAATCGTCTCCGGACAATAATACATGTAATAAATGCCGACATTGTTTTTCTGATAAAGACCACACATAATTTGGCAACCCAACCTTATTTTCACACAACGCATTATATATTTCGCCATAATCACGTTTATGTATAACATATTCATTCGAATTGCACACCATTTCTACTGGTATCAACTGTATATGTAGCTGTCTGAATATGTGTGCGATAAGCTGACTTTTTATAAAAGATGAGCTACGTATCGAAATGGTTTGTGTATCTGTATTGATAGTTCCATCAGCAATAAATAGACCCAACAGACTGTTCCAATCGTCCATAAGAATAGAATCATTCCATGAACTATATTTTGTATCTGGATACACGTTCTGCATTGCCTTTTGAAATTGCACATTCTTACCCATCACTTGCTGTGCTTCTACCAATTTATAATTTTTTTCAAATCGTTGTTTCACATATAATTTATGGTTTAATGTACACACGATTTCAATATATTTATTTTTCACCGAATATAATTTGTCGTTGTGGTCATAGATGAACTTGGCACTTGGATATTCATAGCACAGATGACCATTTGCATCCAAGGTGCATACTTTATGTTTATGAATATTAATATTTTGAATTTCAATCCAACCGTCATTGGTTAATACTTGCTGAGTCGGCAAGGCACAGAATTTATCTCCAATATCTGGCTTTCTTACAACACGTGTGCGAACCTTTGCAAAATTATATCCGTCCCCATTACGGTCAATGTAATTTTTATCCACATAGGTTTCTTCCGTTGTTTTAAACACCTTGCTCAAATCTTCATATTTGTATGTTTTTTCAGGTTCTGGTTCGTTTTTATTTTTATTTTCTTTTATTTGAATATACTTTGCAATAATCACGTCGCGATTTTCGACCAATACATTTTCAGGAATCACCCCATTTGAATTAATTTTATCATAATTGCCCATTTTCATTCCACTGGTAATATTCGCATTCGGCTTTCCACGTATTTCTTCATCTCCATTTATTTTTTGTTTATCCTCGTCTTTTTCAGTATGATACAGAGTAATCAGCGCCATTCCTCTGTCAATAGACCCTTGATTTATCAACAACGAATCTTCTTGATTATAACCAGTATGTGTCATAATTGCGACAATTAATTGCGACCCCGACGGAATTTTATTCAACTGAATTAAATTCATGATTCGAGTTTCAACCAATGGTTTCATTGGATAATTCAACACGTAGGCAGTTTTGTCCATTCTATTTTCATAATTCGTCACATATACACCCATTGCCTGTTTGCCTTGCGCACATTGATATGTATTTCTCGGAGATTGGTTATGTTCTGGAAATGGAATACATGATGCCAACACACCAAACATCGTGGATGGGTGTATTTCACAAATGGTGAATCGTTTCATTGTATTTTCGGGGTCATATACATCATGTGGAGTAGTGGCGATTAACGCCATACTATTTTCTTCGGGGTCTATGTATTCCAACACCGCTTCTTTTAATTTAGAAGAAGTCAATAAATCGTTCCAGGTGAGTTGTCCATTTTTTAATTGCGAAACGATTCGTTTATTTATCAACAAACGCTGATTTTTTACTCGCAACATGGGACGAGTTAGTCGTCCTGCATCATTGCAAATGCGAATTTCCATATTTTTTACATCAAATATAATTGAAGTATATATATTGATGATACCCATTGTTTTTTTTTCTTTCAAAGATGCATACAATTCTTCTGGATTATGTGCAATTCCGATCCACGCACCATTTATAAACACCTTTACGCTTTTATAAGCAAGCACGGGATTAAATTCAGGGTCTTCTATTTTTAATATATAAGACAATACACATTCGTATATTGGCAAAGAACTGGACCCAATAGTCATATGAGTCATATAAGCCAGATTTTTTACAATGCCAACACTTGGACCTTCTGGTGTTTCTGCAGGACAAATATATCCACATGTGGTGCTATGTAATTTACGTGGCGGAACCAATTTTCCATTTTTATCAATAGGGGTTGAAATTCTACGTGCATGACTCAAGCTGGAAACATAATTCAGACGGTTATATACTTGGGCAACACCAACCTTGTTGGAATTAATATGTTTAATTCCGAAATTCCCCGTGGACAATGCTGTTTTTAACCCATTTTCAATGGTTGCCGACTTGATGATTTTATATATATTTGTGAGGTTGATTATATTTACATAGTCATTGTTCGATTTCCAAGACCCATTGTTAATTTCGTAAATAATGCGACTTTGCATATCTTTTACAACCTTGTTGAAATAATTTCGGTATAAATTATTCAGCATGACCCCAGTGCTATCAATTCGTTTATTAATATATGAATCTCTGTCGTCTTGTTTATGAATCTCCAAATAGGCCATTATTATTTTTTTGGCCATGTATCCGAGGAAATATACTTTTTGTTCTTTTGTTTGACAATGTGGAAATAAATCATTGTTTAAAATATCTATCGCAAATTCATGTTTCTTTTTTTGTCCTGTTTCTTTATCCATATTTAAGGGCATGTATGACACATGATTGGTGATATATTTCATACATTCTTCTTGATCCATGTATTTATTGGATTCCACGATAGACGCATGTAATGCTTCCATCAATATTTTATTTTTAGGGTCCTCAATATCAAGAACAATGGTTTCACAAATGTGCCGATCACTCATTATTCCCAATGCTCTAAACAATATAAATAACGGGATTTGTTGTTTAATACGTGGAATTTCTATTGTAATTGGATATCCGAATCCATTGTTTTTTGACAACATATACATGGCAATTTGTTTAGGAGAAATACATTTGAAAGAAGGAACCGATTTAATTTCAGCCTTCCATAAATGTTTTGGGTCGTTTTTTTCCACATTATAACAATACACTCTGTTTTCGGCGGCACGTTCTTGTCCCAATACCGTTTTTTCAGACCCATTTACAATGAAATACCCCCCTGCATCAAATTTACATTCTCCTGTAGTTTCATGGTCAAAATGTTTATATTGGTTTAGCACACAAATATTCGATTTTAACATAATTGGAAATTTACCAATATGCACGTTGGGGATTTTTCTATTATATACTTCTACCTGGTCGAGCTGTTCCCCTGAACGAACTATATATTCAATATTCAAGTCAATATGTGTAGAAGAGGCGTAGTAAAAGTTTCGCAAACGAGCATCATGTGGAAACATCAATTTACTCGACCCATTGTTTTCATGAATTTGGGGACGAAATATATTGAAATTGTCAAACGTAATATTTATTTCAAGTCTGTGTTTTTTTAATTCAACATTATAATCGTGCTCTGAAACAATATGAACAGGGTTAAACATATCAATGGTTCTGGGTAATTGTTCACTTATTAAATGATTATATGACTCTATTTGATGACGCACAAATTGTTTTAATTGGTTTCCCTCGAAATAAGAATTGATAATATTCCACGGAGTTTCAATATACGAATCTTCATGAATATTAAAGAATTCATTTTCTTCATTTTCTTTTTCATTTTCTTTTTCATTTAAATAATGTAATTTTGGATTAGACATGATTGAGCAAATAGTGGGGTTTTGTGTGTCCATGATTTTTATGCTATTTTTTATATCATTTTGTTTTTATATTGTTTTGTTAAATAATAAAAAAAATAAAATACATAAAATATATTCAATTACATTGTTTTACACCTTTTCTCAATGAATTGCAATTGGTTGAAATACTGTATTATGTAAAGAAGTTCGACAATAGGGACATGTTTTATCTTCATTGGAATGAACCCATATTTGAATGCATGACTCACAAAAGGTATGGTTGCAAGAGGTTTGTATATCGCAGGTTGATTCATTGCAAATAGGACATAACTCAAGTTGTTCCACATATTTTATCGTATTGCTTTTATTTAATATGCAAAATATCCCAAACGATATTTTATCATTTTCAACACCCAGGATAAAATATTTAGCTGGGTTCAAGGACGCAATAAAATGAGCAACCTTTAAATAACCATTTCGACAAGCATTTTTAAATGCATAATCATTTTTCGCTGAAATATCCAATGTAGGTTTAATCTGATATAACCATTGAGCGATTCCTAAATGACCATACTCACAAGCATATTTAAATGCATATTCATTTTCCGCTGAAATATCCAGGGTTGGTTTGATCTCATATAACCATTGAGCGACCTCTAAATGACCATAAAAACAAGAATGTCGAAATGCACGGTCGTTTTGTGCCGAAATATCCAAGGTTGGTTTTATTTCATATAACCATTGTGCAATCTCTAAATGACCATTATGACAAGAACCTATAAAAGCTTCTTCATTTTTTTCTGAAATGTTGATGGTTGGTTTGATCTGATATAACCATTTAGCAACATCCAAATGACCATTTCGACAAGCATTTCGAAATGCATATTCATTTTCATCTGAAATATCCAGTGTAGGTTTAATCTGATATAACCATTGAGCGAGATTCAAGTGGCCACGATAACAAGCAATTCGAAATGCTTCTTCCTGACATGTTGAAATATCAATGGTAGGGTCTAACTCATATAACCACTGTGCGAGTTCTAAATATCCATATTGACATGCATAATTGAATGCATCCGTAATAGTATTAGTAGTATTTATGTCCATTTTATGTAATGTATTTTTGTCTTTATATATTATAT